GTGGAACGCGATACGACAGAGTCGAGAAGCATGGGTCATGAGAATGATTTGTGTTGTGGAAGTTCGGGGCAACATCCCAGTTCCCCGGATGCACTCAATAATTATGTGATATTTCCCGCACTAATGCGAAGTAGTAGTGACCATTGTGGTCACAGTAGTTTGGAAAACAGTAGAGTAGTAGTAGAGGATTTAAGTAGTTTTATAAGTGATGACGTAGACAATAGTTGTTATAGTTGTAGTAGTAGTTTAATAGAATACTTATTAGGGGATCCTCTTATAGGAAACCTGTTAGAGCCAGATTCCATTAGGGAATTTGACAGGGATAGATCCCATGACATCAACGTGTTGTGTGCTGTGGCTAATTGCGTTGTTGAAGAATGCCAACCGGTTGTGATGGCTGTTATCACACCAGAAGAAAATTTCGTAGAGTTTTGTGAGAATGTAGTCGGAATGCAAGCTGGCACGGACCGAGAGGTTTTCATATTGATGTGTGAGCAATTGAGCGCATGTCGCCGGTCCATATACGAGGCACACCTACGTTTGGGAGGACCTGATATCATTGTCCGATCTAATGGCGTGGTAGATCGTGGACATTTTGTAAACATGTTATTTTGTGTGGATGAGCAATTTAACGTTGAATGGTCCAAACACGCACAGACACAATATGTGTATTGTGATATTGATAGTGACGGAACAGTACGACCCGAAAACGGATTGGGTGATCGTGTCATGTCCCACGCATACACGTTCCGGAGGTTATACCATGTGTTAGTTAAGTTACGGATTATTATTAGAGGTATGCAATCCATAATTGCTTCTAGAAGGAGTGTCCGTAAACATGTGGTAAGGTTAGTAGATAGATTAGTGTTGCATAGAGGCTATTTTACTCTTGGATTCCGCACTAATTATCCGGACAACCCGGTACATCACATGAAGGTATCGCTTCGTACTTACAATGCTGGTTGCGCGACATTCGCCAACAGTTATGATCCGTGCCGCGGACTTCGGATGCTCCATTTATTATTTGAATCACAGTTTATGGAGTTATTCATGTCGTACGATGCACACACACACAATGACATTACGTCAGAGAGGTTCTTATATCATGGTTACAGCAACATGATATTGTGTCGATCATGTATTATTGTGGAAGGTTTTAACATGTTTGGCAAAGAATTTTCCTCCGATGTCACAGGGGATGGGCCGAAGGGTGGTAATAAGGGTGCTAATGTTAAAGGTGGTCGTGCTAAGGATTTTAACAAACCACCC